AAGACCTGATTGGCCTGGGAAGTTTACGCCTTGTTGCTGATTTGTTGCTACGTCTGTGTACCAGATAGCCATGTTAGTTATCTCCTATGTTAAGGGTTAAACGGATTCGTCGCAATTTACTTGGACTACACCCTTTTCTTCCATACGAGTCGCATCCATTAAGAGCGCAGTGCGAACTTGGATTGCATGACTTTGCATTGGTAGAATGTCGATGTGTGTGCGTACATCTTCGCCGATACCCATTAAGAGGAAATCTTTTTGGTAAGCAACGCAGGTACGGATTGTGGATGAACCAGATTGGAAAGGAACCAACTGGGTACGAACGAAATGGAAGCCCATGAAGTCACGGATTGTTCCATCGCGGAGAGCGCGTACGTCATTATAAAGAACTGAGTTAACTTGATCTACGTTTGTGATTAAGTTGTTTAATTCTTTTGCTGCGTATACGAATACACGGCCTTCTTCTTTGACGTCATTTGAGTCAAGAATGTATGAAGCCTGTGTTAACTTAGCAAGTTGTAGACCTGAGTTAGCAGATCCTGAACCGTAGGTTACGCCAACTGTTTGCGAGGATGGCAGCGTTGTAGCTGTTGTTCCTTGTGCACCAGTGTAGTTAGTACCTAAGAGAGCATTGATAGCAATGATGTCTTTTTGACGGTTAGCTGCAATAGCGTGTTGTTTCGCTGTTGGAGACTGTGGGTCAGGAAGCTGACCAAGGAGGATATGATCAAAGTAGTCGATCCATGTCGTCTTGTCATAAGGACGAGGACGTACCCAACGGAAGAATGTTGGAATATCGGAAGGTTCGCTCTTTTGAGCACGAGCTGTAATCTGACGCATTGCATAAGATTGGTCACCAATCTGATCGTAGCGTTTTTGATTACCGTTTACATTGTCGGACATATACATCCCTGCAAGGCGGTGATCGGTTTGCTGCGCCATAATTTCGCGCCAGTTATCATCGAACGCCGTCTCGTAATGGGGAGGTAGTGAGAATATTGCACCAGCCATGAGAGTAAGGAATTATTGAGTTAATGCACGGCGGAAGCCGTACGTTGGTTGTACGTTCGCTCCTCGGTTGTCCCGTATGGGATCGATCATCGAACACTATTGTTCGACAAATGATCGGGTCAGCTTACGCTGGTTATCCTCTGTTCGTCTTTGGGCATAAAAAAAGCACCTGACGATTAAGTCAAGTGCTTAGTTATGAGGAACTATGAGAACAAATTATAATGCTGTCGTACGACTTGCTTCATTCCAAGTTGTTCCGTCTGAACAGAATGTAACTAGAATAGCCTTAGAAGCTGTTCCTGTGACTGTTCCTGTAGTACGGAAACCTGTTGAAAAGGTAATTGTACGTGCGCCAGAAGCATCATTGTTGATCTGTATAACTAAACGAGCTCCTGCCTGTGGTACGTATGCTGCCGTAATGGTAGCATTTCCTACTGCTGAAGTCGTGTTAATTGCTACGAAACGAGAGAATTGCAGGGTTGGTGCAAGCTCAATAGATGATGCGTAGGTTGGTGCAATGCCTGTAGTGCCTTGACCTGGTGCTGTTACTCCAGAACCTGTGATTTGAGCTACGAAGTCTGGGTTTGGTGAGAATGCTGTATTTACGGCCATGATGTTTTATAAGTTGGGGGACGAGGGCTAACTTAGGAGATGCTCAGGTATTGTCAATGCCTCTCCGCTTATTACACCATTGATGTCTCGTAAACGACCACAGATGAACTGATTACCTTGATAAATAAATTTCTCTCCCCATGACTCAGAAACATGGATTATGCTTCCTACAGGGGCAATAGATTCAGATTTAGGACCAGAACCCACTACTACACATCTAAAGTGAGTACGGAGGTCTTGGCGGTAATTAGGTGGGATAATTAACATTCCTTGCTTGTTAATCTCTTCTACGGGTCTAGCTATCAGTTTGTCGCCTAATGGGCGTGGAACTTTTATTTTCATTTAGCTTTTGCTGCTGCTAGCTTACGCCATTGGTTGACAGTTTCCTTAGCCATCTTGTTTTGAGGATGTTGAGCATCCCAATAAGGGGCATATAGAGGGTTAGATTTGTTAGATGTAGCGTCTTTAGCTAATGCCGCAGGGTCGCCACCTAGGCTGCTCTTAGCCTCACCTGATACGAACTTGTCCTCAGATGTGGATAAAGCGTGTCTCATAGCCATTAGGAAGACATTGCTGTTCTTCATAAGGGTTTGGATGTCGGGATTCTGTAAATCCAAGCCAAGCTTTTGAGCTCCACGTTCAGCTAACTCTTGAGCCTTAGTTAAAGGTATATTCTCAAGCTTTAAGGTCTGCACGAGGTTATCTTGCTGTTTAGCAAAGAAAGCACGTTCATAATCTTGCTGAGCTAGTAATTGCTTCTGCAACTCTGCCGTTTGTAGGGCAACTAAGTCTTTAAGCATAGCTGGAGGCGCGGAATACTTGTGAGCTATTTCTGCTGCTCCTTTAGCAAGACCATCATTCCAAAGCTCGTTAGATATATTCTCAGGTTTAATTATACCGTAGTCCTTTGGATCTTTTGGTACGCCGTTAATAGAATCTAATAAGCCCTTACGTTCTGCCATCATTTCTGGTGTAGCATTTGGTGGGAGTGGTCCTAAAGCCTTTTTACCTACTAGAGTCTGTTGATTACCCATTACGGTAAACACATCATCTAAGCTCTTTTGACGGGCTAATGTAGGTTTTAAAGCTGCTAAATGGTCAGGTAGATTATCTAACGCTTTATGATTTAATGTACCATCGGCGTTAATAAGAGTTTTGTAATATGGCTCTTTAACCGCAGATGCCGTAGGTGCTTGTGTAGAGGGCGTATTTGCCTCAATAGGGGTAGGAGCTAGGTCTAACGCTGGAGCTGATCCTCCGCCTGCTGGTTCTATTCCCGTGATTGAATCAAATAGTGGCGAATGTGGAAACATGATTAGTCAGTTTGGGATTGGGTAATAGGTTCTTTAGAATAACGCTCTTCACGTTCTGCAAACATAGCGTATGCTAATTGGAAAGCCATTGAGCTACAGTCCTTGTAGTCTTGCTCACGAGAAAAGTCATACTTTTCACGGAAAGCTACCATAGCTTTAATTGCTGCTTGATCTATAAAATCGCGTTTGTCGTCGCTCATAAGTCTTCGTCTCCTTCTACTCCAGGTTGATAGTTAACTGCTTCTTCAGATAAGAATGTCATATGTGTAGCACGGGAAGCTATAATGCCGTCTTCTTGGCTAATAATACGTGCACCCTGAGTAATTGGTCCTTTAGTCCATGACTTAGCACCAACTTTAATCTCCTCTAGGTTGTCGTCGTCTGAGTTACGGTTATCTACTATTTCTACTAATTTGCGACGAACAGCAGCACGTACTGGTTCACCTTTACTGTCTAGCTTAACGCCATAACGAATATAGGCATCCTTTGGATAATACTTAAATAACCACTCAACAAGAGCTGGTGTAGCATCACCCAAGTTTGGATCCATCTTTGGACGTGGTGGGATGTTAGCTTTAGGCTCATCTCTCTTTTCTCCTTTAACGCTCATTGTGCGGATAGTACGACCTGAAGTATGTGTACCTTCGCCGTCTGCACCAATAACTGTTAATATCTGTGAGCGATACTTGATTGAGGTTTCTTTATTCTCAAATTCAAGATGCTTAGCTTCTTCGTCGTAATGACCAAGAACCGTTTGCTTACCTTTATAGTTTCTGACGATTTTACCATCCTCCATTAATTCAAATGGAGAACTTTTTGTGGCATCTGACATATTTACCTTTTAGTTATGGGTTGTGGCTTTGGCTCCCGAACTTTTGTAGAAAGCTCTAGTTGCCTTTTAATAATCTTTAAAACTGATTGTGCTCCGTCTCGATGTATACCAGCAGCAATCATAGCTATGCCGTCTCTGGCTTCACCAAAACGAAAACAATTACCATCATCGCCTGCACACTTATCTAGGTGGTCAAGGACAATAGACTGAGCTTCTGATCTGTAGCCTGGCATACCAAACACTTGTACAAAAGCATTTGCTATACGACCATGTTCTACACGAGCTGTTACTAAGGAATCGGGTAATTCAGTATCTAATGTTTTGGTCATTGAGGTTGTGGTTGCATTGCGTTCTTAGCTGCATCTTGCACGAAATCAGGCGCACCGCCTAATCCCTTGCTTGCTTTGCCAAGCTGTTCGGCGGCTTGTAAGGCTTGTTGTTGCTGCTGTAACTTTATGCGTTGTTGACGTAAAATCATCATGGATCTCATATCGCGCAGTAATTCCGCAGACATACCTGCGTTACGTGAATAGTCGCGTACGATCTTATCCATATCAAAGTTGTCAGCAACCTCTGGTTTAACGGCTATTAGTTGCTGTAAAAATTGAAAAGTCTGCTCAATGCCACGATTCTGTAGGGCTTTAAGAGCAAGACTGATACGGCTGGTAATCGTGATCTCAGGTAAAGCTAGACCACGTTTGTTGTTGCCTGAATCTACAAGAAGAGAATCGGGAGGAGTACCAAACTTGCCTGCACGGTACAGAATGCCAAAAACTCTACGAAGTAGAGGGTTGAGGAACTCAGTGACCCTTCGATCAAATACTGGTGTGAATTGTTCAAGCTTTTCAGCGAGTCTTTGTGAGATTTCATAAGCGGTCATACGCTTGTCTAACAAAGGATCGGACGCAAGCATCTTGAACATATTAACGAAGAAGGCGTCATTAATCATCTCCTTCTTAGAGTTAACTAGCTCCATACCTAGCTTATAATCTCCTACTGATGCCCATTCCATAGGCTTACCATTAGGGTCGTTACTATCCCAAGTCGTTATACCACCAGCTCTTAGGTCAACATCGCCTTCAAGGTTAGATGGAACTATAACGCGAGGTACGGCGTGAAGTTCTGCTAATGAGTCTAAGTATTCTGTTATATAGTTAACTTGGCGTACGTCAGGAAGGGCTAGATACGCAGGGCTATAACCCCAAGGGCTATCTGTACCCCACTTAGCAAAACGGCTTACAAGGTAAGGCATTTCGTCGTATCCTGAAACACTAACGCATTCTCTAAAGTCTTTTGAAATGTATACGGAAGCTATAGGTTTATTAGCGCCATCTTCGCGGTTAGGTAGACGTTGGCTATCTTCACGAGGGAATACGCAATGAACAAAGTCGAAGCTTCTGTCCTGTCCTTTACCCTTGATAGCTGTACGCATCTTGTCGGGTAAGGCATCCTCACCAAACATCTGTATAGCCTGTCTACCTGTTAATTTAAATTCACGCCTTACTGTATCAACTACACCTTCATCGTTTTCTTCAATGGTGTATGTACCTACTTTGGTGTTACGGAAGTTTAGAGCTGCTGCTTTGCCTTCTTCGCAGAATATGCAGTCAGTACCAAATATACCGACGTGTAGGTAGGCTATGTTCATTACCGAATAGAAATTAGAACGTGCTAACTCCTGCATGGTAATGTCTGAAGCCTTGCCTAGCCATATAGCAGCGTCATCTCCACCCGTACGCATAGACTCTGGTGGCTCAAATTGAGCCCAAGGTTCGCTACTAGGTGTTAGCCAATTACGCTGACCAGCAGCCATTGTTTGTGCTGCTTGTATGGCTGTAGTATCAAAAATGCGGTCGGTCCAGCCTGTAATACCTTCTGTTTTGGTAACATTGATGTCCGACTCTTGTGGTAAAAAATATTGAGAGATTGTTTGCCAATCAGAATCGAATACAGCCGACCTCTTGGATCGTGCTGACTCGTATTTGTTTAGTTGTTCGTTAGCTAGTAAATCGGCCATATATTAACCCAGCTTAGTTGTTGTTGGAGTTGGGGCTGGTGTTCCAGAAACAGGCATTCCTTTATATCCGCCAGTATCACCTGCAAATACAGTCTTCTTAATAGACTTCTTCATAAGGTTCTGCTGAGCTAGGTCTTGTTGCGCCTGAATTACTTCTGCTGAAGATGTGGTTACAGGTGGAGCCGTCACTGGTGTGGGTGCTGCTTGTATTGCTTGTTGTGTATTACCTCCGCCCATAAAATTATTAGTTAAAATTGGTTAATCGTTTAATATCTGAGGTTTGATAAAATCTAAGCTCACGTTTATTGTCAATAAGTCGTTCAAATGCCAGCCAAGGTAGGGGGTAAGGCATGGCAGTAAAACATTTAGCCATATCTCCAGCCATAGCAAAGATATACCAACAGTCGCTATTGTTTTCATCAAAGACATGAGTACAGTCGCAAATATGTTCTTCTGGTGCATTTCTACGGCAATTCTTACCCATAACAAAGTATTCTGGGGTGCTATATACATATCCGTTTCTTAAGAACCATTCAACATAATCGCCAAAAGGTGCTTCTTGTGGATTATCGAAATACTTTTGAGCTATTGTTTCGTAGGGACTCATGGTAATACTGACACCATAAACCTTTCTGGTGCACTTGGTAAATTTGTACCATCTGACATAAACGCTACTAGGTATGCAGTAGTGGCTGAATTGCCTGAATTGTTATAGTCCCATTGAGCAAGCATCTGCTTGTAAGTTACGGTACTATCAGTCTTAGCACGTTGTACAATGATTGCTCTAGGTATTCTGCCTAAACA